AGAAGAAGATAAAATATAGGTAAAATATGTAAGAATTATATGTTATAATAATTGTAGCAAGAAGATGTAATCTACAATTTATAGAGTGGAGTTCATACTGGGATAAAACCTACTTCCTAATGAAAGGAGGTGGGAAGTATGGACAATTTTTTACTTAGTATATTAGCTAGCTTGATAGCTAGTTTAATTGGATATATCGTTTGTAGATGTATCAAAAACGTAAAAAGCCACTCTACTCGTGGCAAGAGTAAAAGTGGCTGGGAACTTGGTTTTAAAATAAAGTTCCGCAAATTTAAATAATTTATATTTTTTAAAATTATGAACTTCACTCTACCGCTAAATAGATTGTAGTTCTTCTTGCCTTTATTATACCACAAATTAGAAAAAATATGCAAAGTACTTGTTTTAATAGTAAGTACTTTTTTTATGTGAAAAAGAAGGTGATTGAATGAATAAAGATATAGAACTTACAGAAAAAGATTTATATTGTATTGCTAGACATATTCAAGTGTATGTGTTTAAAAAAGATGATGAGGTCATAAAAAAGGAAGATAATCCATGTTGCAGATGCAAGCATAAATTTAAGTATTATGAGAATAGTGTATGTATCTATCATTGTTCAGTATTTCAGAAGTTATCTAAAATTACAGGTCTTAAAATGGGTTTTGGAGTCAAACTATAATGTAAAAATTTTGAATATATAGTATAATATTCTTATAAAATATAATTTAGGGGGATATTATGAGAGAAGGAAAGAGAAGAAGAGGATGTCTATTTTGGTTTATCATTATTATTATATTTTCTGGGGTTGTTGGAGCAATAGCAGGGAACAGTACTAATAATGGAAGCACTGAAAAACAAAAAGAAGATTTAACTAAATATATTGGTGAAGAAGGTAATATAGGAGATTTAAAATTAACTGTTAATAGTATTTCAAAAGCTAGTGAAATACCAGTAGCTTCTGGTTATTTGGCGTACACTCCAGATAGTGGCAAATATGGTATTATAAATTTAACAATAAAAAATCAAACTAAGGAAAGCCAATCTTTTATGCTAAATTCATTCACATTAATAGGACCAGATAATTCAAAATATGTTCCATCTTTATTGATTGATGTAGGAAATAAATATATAACTATGGATACTGTAAATCCTAATTTAGATGTAACAGGTAATATTGCATTTGAAATTCCTAAGGATTTACTAGTTTCTGATTGTAAACTAAAATATAGTGGTTCAGAGCAAGAATTTATATTAAAAGAAAAATAATATATAGATTTAAAATCAAAAATACTAAAAACACTTACTAATGTAGGTGTTTTTTTAATGAAAGGATGTGATGATAATGTAAAAATTTTACTAATATAGTATAATATTCTTATAAAATTATTATACTGGGGGGGGAAATGTTATGTTTTGTTCAAATTGTGGTGCAGAAATCACAGGCATAGGCAAGTTTTGTTCAAGTTGTGGGGTTGCTGTAGAAACTGAAATTATTGAAGATAATAATATTAAATCAAATGACTTAATCGTTGATGCTAATGGAATAGAAATAAATATGACTGAAATTTATAGAAAATATAGAAAAGAAAAAGTAAACGCAATAAAAAATGTAATGGAAATAAGTGGTTTGAATATAAAGGAAGCAAAAAAAATAGTGGATTTTTCTTTTGAAGAATTAAAAATTAATTTTATTGATGATACTATGAGTAATTCAGAAAAGGAAAAAATAATACAAAATCAAAATAGAAAAAATAATATTGAAAAAGCTCAACAAGAATCAGTTGCTTGTTGCCCTAAGTGTGGTTCAACATCCTTGACAGCTCAAAAAAAAGGTTTTGGTATAGGGAAAGCAATGGTAGGAGCTAGTCTAACTGGTGGTATAGGTTTAGTAGCTGGAAATTTAGGAGCAAAGAAAGTTAGAGTTACATGCTTGAATTGTGGGAAGCAGTTTTGGGCAGGCAAAAAATAGATGTATTAATTATAAAAACACTTACTAATTTAGTAAGTGTTTTTATTATCTAAATTAACAGAAAGGAGAGTGAAAAAATGGCTACAATACAGACATCAATTCGCATATTTGATGGAATGACACCTGCGTTTCGGCATATGACAACTGCTATGAACATAGTACTGAGTTCATTTGAGCAATTACAAAGAACTTCTAGTAATGCAGTAAATGCTAATAGCATAATAAGAGCTAGAGAAGAACTAGCAAGAGCAGAAGCTGGATTTGATAGATTAGAACGACAAATAAGAGAATCAGATAATCAACAGCGAAAACTTAATGAGGATATAAATAAGGGTGCAAGTTCTACAGATAGATTAGTTGGAAGTGCAAAGAAGCTAGCAGCAACTTATTTAGGTATAAGAACATTAGGAGGTCTAGGAAATTTAAGCGACCAGATGACAAGTACTAATGCGAGACTTGGCATGATAAATGATGGGCAACAATCAGATGCTGGACTTAATAAAATGATATTTCAATCAGCTGAAAGGTCAAGAGCATCTTACTTAGATACTGCACAAATAGTGAGTCGTATAGGCATGAACGCAGGAAAGGCGTTTAGCAGTACAAAAGAAATTGTAGGTTTTGCAGAGCAATTAAACAAAAAATTTGTAATAGCAGGCGCAAGTACTGAGGAAATGAACTCGGCATTGTTACAGCTAACCCAAGGGTTGAGTTCTGGCGTATTAAGAGGTGAGGAACTGAATGCTGTGTTTGAGTCAGCACCTAACATCATCCAATCGATTGCAGATTATTTGGACGTGGACATAGGAAAAATAAGAGGAATGGCATCAGAGGGAATGTTAACAGCAGATATTGTAAAAAACTCATTACTTGCAGCAGCAGAGCAGACCAATGCAGAGTTTGAAAAAATGCCTTACACATTTTCTCAAATTTGGACTTCAATTAAAAATAATGCAATCATGATATTTGGTGTTATACAGAAAAAAATTGAACAGTCTATGTCTAGTAAGGGATTTCGAACCTTTATAGATAATTTTATAAACTCTTTGTATGTACTTGGAAATGTTGCTTATAACATTTTTAATGAAATTATAAGTATATTAGGGAGCCCGTTTTTTCAAGCATTTGTAAATGCGATTATTGTAGGTGTTAGTTTAATAGTGCAGGCACTAGGTTGGATAATAACACAGGCATTAAATATTGCTAATGTGTTTGCTCAGAACTGGAGTATTATTGCACCAATAGTACTTGGAGTTGCGGCTGCTATGTTAGTGTATAACAATGCGTTATTACTTAGTATTGCGAATAAAGTTAAAGATATTGCACTATCTGCCAAATCTTTAGTCATGAGCTTTGCACATATAGTAGCAGAGTCTTATAGAGCAGCAGCTTTAGTAGCAACTACAATAGCACAAGACGGATTAAATGCAGCAATGGCAGCTTGTCCTATTACTTGGATTTTATATGGAATTATAGCTATAGTTGTTGCATTTTTTGTAGCTATAGCAATATTTAATCACTTCGCAGGCACTAGTGTATCTGCTATAGGTGTAGTTGCAGGTGCAATATCAGTTGCAGCCTCTTTCATAGGAAACTTATTTATTGCAACAGGAAATTTAATTATAGATATTGTAGCTTTAATATACAATACTTTAGCAGGCTTTGCAGAGTTCTTTGCTAATTTTTTAGACGACCCAATTGGCTCTGTTATAAGAGCAGTATCCGGAATGGCTAATGCTGTATTAGGCATTATAAGAAGTATCGCAAGTGCATTTGATACCGTGTTTGGTTCAAACTTGGCAGATGCAGTAAGTGGATGGCAAGATAAATTGCAAGGTTGGACTGATAAAGTAGCAGGAGAAGCTAAAATAAAAGTCGAAAGAATGGACCCTAATAAACTGCATTTTGACAGATTTAATTATGGAAAAGCATGGGACGCAGGATATAAATGGGGAGATAAGTTAGAAACTAATATAAAAGATAAATTTGATATTAGCAAAATGGCAGAAGATGCAAAGAAAAAATTAGGATTGGATGATTTATGGGATAAAAAATATGGATTAGGAGATGGATTTGGTTCAGCAGGATTAAACTCTCCTCTCAATGATGCAGCAAAAGGAGCAAAAGACACTGCGGGAAATACAGCAAAGATGGCTAAAACAATGGATAAAAGCCAAGAAGACTTAAAATACTTAAGAGACATAGCAGAACAGGAAACAATCAATAGATTTACAGGAGTAAACATAAAAATTGATATGAACAACACAAACAACATAAGTAAAGATAATGACTTAGATGGAATAGTTAATGTTCTAACTGAAAAGTTAAATGATGCAATGGCTGTTTCAGCCGAAGGAATAGTTTAGGAAGGAGAGTGAGAAAATGGCTTATGATTTTTACCTAGATGGAGTACAACTACCAATCGCACCACCAAAGCTTGAAGTCAAAGTGACAAATAAAAACAAGACAGTTGATTTAATAAATGTTGGAGAAGTAAATATATTAAAAAAAGAAGGATTATCTGAAATAAGTTTTGAAGCAGAATTTACACATAATAAACTACCATTTTATCGTGGAACTTTTAGGGATGTTCAATTCTTTTTAAGTAAACTGGAACTACTAAAAACTGATTGTAAGCCATTTCAATTTATTGTATCGAGGGAATTAGGTAATAAAGTACTATTTAACACTAATATAAAAGTATCTCTTGAAGAGTATGCTATTTCAGAAGATGCAGATAATGGCTCAGATACAAAAGTTGCAATAAAATTAAAACAATATAGAGATTACTCAACTAAAAAGTTAGTTCCTGCAACTCCTGAAAAGACAAACTATGGTAGGACTCCCCCTCCAGTCATGAAACCAAAAGAATTTAGACCAGATTCATCCAATAAGCCAAATGGTAAAACATATACAGTAAAAGCAGGGGATTCTCTTTGGGCAATTTGTCAAAAGCAATTAGGAAATGGTTCGTTATACAAGAAAGTATATGAGTTAAATAAAACAATGATGGATAAAGCTAACAAGGGAAAAAAATTAAGTAAATACACCATCTATAAAGGGCAGGTGTTGAGGCTTGTCTGATGATTTAGTTCTGGCGAATGATAGAGATATAAGGCTAGTTATTGCACATTGGGAAGATTTCTACGAACCTGTAGTTTTGGATGGTATCACATGGGAAATAGAGAGACGAGGAACACCATCTAAACTTGAATTTACAATAGTCATGGATGATATATTAGAGTTTTGTGAAGGTAACTCTGTAAGACTATATTACAAAGGTGTAGGTATATTCTATGGATATATATTTCAGAAAAAGAGAGATAAAGAAAATCATATCAAGATAGTTGCTTATGACCAGCTAAGATATTTTAAGAATAAAGATACTTATGTATATAGTAATAAAACAGCAAGTGAACTTGTAAAGATGTTGGCTAAGGATTTTAAATTAAAATACAATGTCATAGAAGATACAAAATATAAAATATCGAGAGTTGAAGAAAATAAAACACTCTTTGATATGGTCTTAACTGCACTAGATGATACTCTAAGAGAGAAAAAGGAAATGTATGTTTTATATGATGATTTTGGAAGAATAACATTAAAGAATGTTGCTTCTATGAAACTTGATACGGTTATGAACAATGATGTAATTGAGGACTTTGACTACAATTCTTCTATTGATAGTGATACTTACACAAAGATTAAACTTGTGAGAGATAATGAAGAAACAGGAAAAAGAGATGTGTATATTGCTCAAGACTCAACGCATATGAGGAGTTGGGGAATACTACAACTATTTGATACAGTTGATAAAAATATGAGTGAAGCAGAGATAAAACAAAAATGTGATATACTCCTAAAACTATATAATAAGAAAACTAAGTCATTAAGTTTAAAAAATGTGTTAGGAGATATTAGAGTAAGAGCAGGTTGTTTAGTACCTGTTTTTTTGTCGTTAGGAGATATTGATTTACAAAATTATATGTTAGTTGAGAAAGTAAAACATACATTTGAAAATAACAGTCATTTTATGGACCTAACTTTGGTTGATGGAGACGAATTTGCTTCTTATTCTTCATCAAGTTATAGTAGTGGAAATACTAATAATAAAAATGAGAAACAAAATGGTCCTGCACAAAGTACTACAAGTAAAGAAGATACTGATATGGCTAATAAGATTAATAAACTACTTAAAGGTAAATTATCAAATACAGGAAATATATTTGTTAAATATTCAAATGCTTATAAAGTTAATCCAGCACTCATGGCTGCTATATCTATGCACGAATCAGCTAGAGGGACTTCAAATATTGCAAATACTAAAAATAATTTCTTTGGAATGAAAAAAAATGGAGATTACATGAGTTTTTCTAGTGTAGACGAAGGAATAAAAAGAGGTATAAGTAATTTATCAAGAAACTATATCCATATAGGACGAAAAACTTTAGAAAGCATCAGAAATAAATATTCTTCTAGTTCAGACAAAGAATGGGTAAAATGTGTAGGTGCATTTTATAAGCAAATAACAGGAAGTACTTATAATTCTAATAGTGCAGGCACAGGAGTTGGAAGTAATGAAGAAGCAGAAAAGAATTTAAAAGATTTAACTTATCAAGTTCAAAACAATAATTCTAATACATCAACAAACAATAATAATAAAGTAAGTAAAGTTATTCAAGAAGCAAAAAATCAACTTGGCAAGCCTTACAAATGGGGTGGTAATGGTCCAAAGAGTTTTGACTGTAGTGGTCTTATGGTGTGGGCATTTAAAAGAGGTGCAGGAATAAATCTCAAAAGAGTTTCAGCAGACCAATCAAAAGATAGTAGAGGAAAACTATTATGTAACATAAATGATGTAAAAGCTGGTGATTTAGTATTCTTTGCATACAACAAAGGAAAAGGAAATGTACATCATGTTGGACTATATATAGGAAATGACCAATATATTCATGCTCCACAAACTGGTGACGTAGTAAAAATAAGTAGTTTAAGTGGTAGACAAAAGAAAAAGCATGATTTTGCAAGAGCTAGAAGATTCTTTTAAGTGAGGTGATAAAGTGTCACAAGAATTATTGCAAATAATTAAGAAGGCTGCAATGGATGCAGTAGAAACAAGCAATCCAATGCAAATTGCATTTGGAACTATAGAAAGTGTTAATCCTTTGATAGTTAAGATAGAACAAAAAGCATCTTTTGAAGAATTTTTTCTAATACAAACAGAGACTTTTAAAAGATATACAGATAAAAAAATAGGGGATAAATTAGTCTTAATTAGGATGCAAGGAGGACAGCAATATTTGATTTTAGATAGGATGTGATGAAATGTTACCAACAGATAACATTGACTATGATATAGAAGATGTATCGATAATTAATTTTGATGTTAGACAAGAACCAAGTAAGACGTTTAAATTGAATATAGAGAAAAATAGAGTAGATGGTATTTGTGATGATGTAGAAGCATTAAAACAAACCATTTTTTTAATTTTAAATACTGAAAGGTATGAGCACCTTATTTATTCTAGAAATTATGGTGTTGAATTAAATGATTTAATTGGAGAACCTATTTCATATGTAATACCCGAACTTGAAAGAAGGATAACAGAAGCACTAATTCAAGATGATAGGATTGAAAATATAGATAATTTTGAGTTTCAAAATATAAAGGGTAAAGTACAATGTAGATTTTCAGTTCATACAAAATATGGAAATATAAAAGCAGAGAAGGTGGTGAGTGTATAATTGTTTGAGTTAATGACATTTGAAAATATAATTAAAAGAATGTTAGATAGTGTACCAGATACTTTTGATAAAAGGGAAGGTTCTATAATATATAATGCTCTTGCTCCTGTTGCTATAGAACTTACAGAAACATACATTGCTATGGATGAATTACTAGACCAAACATTCGTAGATACTGCTAGTTATTATTATTTAGAGAAGAGATGTAAAGAGAGAGGTATTACACCACTTGAAGCCACTAATACAATTGCAAAAGGAGTTTTTAACATAGATATTCCTATTGATTCTAGGTTTAATCTAGGAGAATATAACTATGTAGCAATTGAGAGAATATCTGAAGGTATATATAAGATGAAATGTGAGACTGCGGGACCTATTTTTGAGTTGGGACAACTAATACCTATCGAATATATAGACAAATTAGAAACAGCAGAACTGACAGAAATACTGATAAATGGAGAAGATGAAGAGAGTGAGGATAGTTTAAGACAAAGATATTATGATAGCCTAAATTCACAGAGCTTTGGTGGAAATATGCAAAATTATAAAGATGAAGTTAACAAAATACAAGATGTTGGAGGAGTTAAGGTTTATCCTGTGTGGGACGGTGGAGGAACTGTTAAGTTAGTAATAATTAACTCTAATTTCAAAGTACCATCAGAGGATTTAGTTAATTTAGTGCAAGAAGAAATTGACCCAATTGGACATCAAGGACAAGGCTTAGGATTAGCACCAATAGGGCATAAAGTTACTGTTACAGGTGTTGTAAGTACAACTATAAATATATCAGCAGAGATAACATACAAAAATGGCTACACTTGGGAGAATATAAAATCAATTGCAGAAGAAGCAATAGACGACTATTTAAATGAACTTAACATGAGTTGGGAAGATGAAGAAAACTTAATAGTCCGTATATCTCAAATTGAAACTAGATTACTTAGTATTGATGGAGTATTAGACATTGCAAATACAATGATAAATGAGGTTAAATCTAATCTAACAATAAATAGTAACAGTATAGTAGTGAGAGGTGAGGTAGTTGGATAAAGAGATTAATCTAATAAATTACTTACCACAAATTCTACAAGATAAAGAAGAATATATAAAAGTATTTAATGTAGGAAATAAAGAAATAAAAATATTACATGATAAATTAAAGGACCTATCAAATGACCAGTTTTTAGAGGACCTAACTATAAGTGGTATAAAAAGATGGGAAAAGATAATGTCTATAACTCCTAAAAGTAATGAGAGTTTAGAAGATAGAAGGTTTAGGATTTTTAGTAAATATATAAGTAAATTACCTTACTCAGAGAGATTTTTAAGGAATTGGCTAGATAGTATAGTTGGAGAAGGTAATTATGAGTTAACTATTAATAATGCTACTTATAATATACATCTTGAAAGTGATGCTAGAAATCAAGATTGGTTTGAGGAAGTTCATTCTTTTGTAAGTAATATTAAGCCATGTAATATGACTTTAGATTACACTAGAGTGCTTATAAGCAAAGACAATTATATGAATTTTGGTATAACAACCCTAATGGGTCAAGAAATAACTATATACCCTTGGAGTCCACCAGATATAGAAACTTATGGAGAAATTGATGTATTAACTGGCAATGGAGTTGGATACCAAGAGATAACAATATTTTAGGAGGTGATATATTGGCTATAGATAAAAGTTATTACACTATAATTACAGATGTAGGAAAAGCAAAGATAGCAAATGCAAGTGTCACAGGTAATAAAGTGGGATTTGTAAAAATTCAACTTGGTGATGGAGGAGGGAGTGAATATACTCCAACTGAGAGTCAGACAGCTCTCAAAAACGTGGTATGGGAAGGCAATATTGGAAATACAACTACAGATGAAACTGCACCAAATTGTATAATATTAGAGAGTTTAATACCATCAAGTGTAGGCGGATTTATGATAAGAGAAATAGGATATTTAGATGATGAAAATAATTTAATTGCCATTTCTAAATACAAAGAGTGTTATAAACCTTCTATAGAACAAGGTGCAGTGGTAGACATGAAGGTTAAAACTGTGCTTATTGTATCTAATGTAAATAATATAGAACTTAAAATTGACCCAACAATAATCTTTGCAACACTCAAAGATATACAAGACTTAGAAACTAAAATAGGTACTGTTAATACTAAAATAGATACAACTAAAACAGAATTAACAAATAATTTAGAAACTGCTAAAACAGAGTTAAATACTAGAATTGACACAGAAAATGAGAAACAAAATATTAAAATTGACCAACTTATTGCAGGTGGCTCTAATGTGGCATCTACTCAAACAATAACAATTGACGATTGGGTTGAGGATGCAGAAAATGGATTCAAAGCAACTGTAACACATAGTTTATTAACACAGAGAATAGTTGTAAATATTATAGATGCTACTACAAAAGAAAATGCAGTTACAAACTTTAAAATTATAGATGATAATTCTATAGAAGTTAGAAGTGAAACAAGGTCAGAATTAAACGTTTATGTGATAAATGGAAATGCAGAAACTCATTTTATTAATGCAACTGTAGATGATAACAGAGTGTCTGAAATGACTACTTATTCATCTAAGAAAATAGAGGATTCTATTAGCAGTATACAGCTTATAGATACCAGTATAAGTATTACAGATGCTAATGATAGATTTACAAGTGATAAGTTAGATGGAGTATTAGAGGAAATAATGGTAGAAATAAGTGGTCAAAGAACTAAAGGAATAACTATAGTGAATAATTTAATAGATATGATATAAGCGAGGTGAAAATATGACAGAAAAATTAACTGAAAATGCTAGTTTAGGGGAACTTATGGCAGCATTAGAAAATGTACAAACTGATTTTCAAACTGGTAAAAATAATATATCTAGTGCATTGGGTAGTCCTTTTATTGGAACAGATAAATTTGGTACAACTAAAACAAAAATAGAAACATTAAAAAATGTATTAGTGGAGACGATTAATTCTAAAAATGTTTCAGCAACATCATCTGAAACATTTACTAATTTGATTGAAAAAGTTAACTGGATTTTTCAATCAATAGAAATTTTTTCTTTAAAAAATAGAATTCAAGCTACAACTTTAAACACTCCTAGCATCGTTTACAATGAAGTATCTAGTATAAAAGGCACATTAAGATTCACAGGCGAACTTAAAGCGTCTAAAATGCGTGCTGATTATGCAACAGCAAAAATAGAGATACTATGTGGAAACCGAAAAGAATACTTTTATGTTACTGACGATACTCCTAGTGCATCTTCTTCTTTTGTAAGATTTACAAAAGATATTATTGTTGAGAATGGCATGGATATAAAAGTACAAATATTATTAACATCTGTAGGAGCAGGAAATTTAGATGGTTCATATGCAGCTCGTGCAGAAATAGAAAAATTAACAATATTAAGGTAGGAATAAATTATGAAAAAACAAGTATATTATAATTCTTTAGATGAAAAAGAAAAAATAATTAGTGAAAACTCTAATTTATATGTTATAGAAATATATGAAACTTTAAATGAAAATTATTTAGTGTTATCAAGTAGTCCAATACAAGATGAAAAACTTAGTTATGAAGAATTAGAAAATGAATTATTAATTATGACTAATGAATTACAAGGAGGATTGTTATAATGAATATAAATAATGTTGTGGTAAGAATATTAGCAGAAAGAATATTAAATGGAGGGTTAAACCCTTTGAAAAATAGAGAGTTTCAACTTGATGATGTAACTAACACAGAATACAGAAAAGCAGTAGAGGATTATATTATAAAAAATAGTGGAGTAGTAGAAGGAATAGAACCAACAGCGTAGTAGGTTCTTTTTTTATTGAAAGAAGGTGACTAAATGACTTTTAAAGAGTTAGTTAATAAAGTTAGAAATCTTGTATTAGAAGCAAAGAATGTAACTATAGAAGATACAGAGAATAACTTTACAAGTGATAATGTAGAAGGAGCATTAAAAGAGGTTTTTCAAAATGGAGTTAATGCTAAAAATAATGTAGTAACAGCATTAAACTCCAAGGGAGCAGAGGTTACTACAAGCGATACATGGGAAGAAATAAAGAATAAAATTGATATAAAAGAGGGGAGATTAGATTTAAGAGAAACAATACTTGCAAATAGTTATTCTTCATATTTGGTTACAAATGGTGCTATAAAATATATTGAAAAATATAGTGGGAGTTTAAAAGCATTAGAATATGAAGAACCCTATTTTTATGCAATTAAAGGTACACATTTAATTAAAATTAATGCAATTGATGAATCTGTAATTTTTGATATTACTTTAGCCAATGCTAACTTCTCATGTATCTGTGTTACTCAAGAGTATTTATTTATATCTGACAATACTAAATTATATAAAATAAATAAGTTAACAGGAAATGAAGCACAGTCAATAGAAGGTTCTTATTATAAGCTATGTACTTATGGGGAATTTATTTATGGAATATATGGAGATGAGACTTCTTCAATACTTCACAAAATAAGAATATCGGATATGTATATAATGCTAACTAAAGATATGTCCTCTGATAGAATTTATGACTTTGAAAGAGGCAAATTTGTATGTAATAATAATGGTATTTATGCTACAACAGAACACTCAAATTCAAGTGGTCTTACAGAATGTTACCTAACTAAAATAAATTTTGATTTTAGTGTTGCGAAAAGTTTTAGAATTGGAGGATATTTATATGAAAAAAACATTAAGTTTTTAAATGATTTTGTTTTTGTATCTGATAGTAGCAGAAGCATAGAAGTTGAGAGTGGTAAAAAAAGTGGATTAGCAAAATATGATGCAAATCTAAATTTGATTACTTATGGTGGGTCAGATAGATATGAAAATTTTGAAATATATAATGGATATATATATACATTTAATTCACTTTCTAGTAGCCCATTTATAAAAATAAATTTAAATACTCTTAAAGAAGTTAATAGCTACCGAACGCTCATTAACACAAATCCTCAAAAAGGTATGTTTATAATAAACAATATAATTTTTTTTATTGGTGGTGGCATTCACAGAAATATATTATCAAAAAAGGTTTATTCAGATGAAAAAGGAGAGGAATTATGATTTATTTAGGAAATTTTATGGAGACAGATGAACAAAATATAAAATATATTGGGATGATACACTATAAACCAACTTTACTATCAGAAGAAGAGTTAAAAAATGGAATTTTAATTGAGAAATTGCCAGTACAACAATATGTAGAAAATAAAGAAGCAAAGTTATTTATAAATATAGATACTAAAGAGGTTTTCTATAGATATACAGATATTAAAAGTAGCATAGAAGATAAAGTAAATTCTACAGAACAAACAATAGCAGATTTAACATTTCAATTAATGTCAAATGGGGTGATATAAATGAATTGGTACAAGATAATAACAGATTTCTATAATAATGGTAATTGGACTAAAGAGCAAGTTAAAACGGCAGTAGAAAAGAATAAGATAACGGCAACAGAATATAAAGAAATTGTAGGAGAGGACTATATAGCATAGTCTTTTTTATTTCTTAAAATATATAAATTCATTTACATTTTGCCTACACTTCATCTACACTTTGTAGACGTTTGTAGTTTTAAAATTAGGTACAATAAAACCATAAATTAAGAAAGAGGTGGATTAAGTGGCAACAGTTTATGAATTTAATTATACGGGAAGTGAACAAAGTGTTACATTGAAACCAGGTAAATACAAATTTGAATGTTGGGGTGCTAGGGGTGGTGCATTAGGAACTCCTTTCGAAAGTGGTTTTTATTATGGTTATGGTGGATATTGTAGTGGTGAAATAACATTAAAAAAAGAAACTACTTTATATCTTTATGTTGGAATAGATGGTAGAAAAGGTTATAATTTCAATAGTGCTGGATATGGTAATGGTGCAAGTGGTGGTGGTGCT